TGTATTAATTAGTGGACACGGATGGCGCAACGGACGTATACATCACGGACTTGACATTTCGCACAATAACAGAGACACAGTTAAAAGTTCGTGGTTAGGGCGTGTGCGATACGCTAAGACAGGATATAACGGAGGCTATGGTTACCTGGTTGTCGTTACACACTGAAACGGCTTAGAGACGTACTACGCACATCTTAGGGAGTTGTTAGTTGAGGAAGGCGATTGGATTCCGCAAGGCTGCCCTGTTGGTATTGTAGGAAGTACTGGTAACTCCTTAGGGCCACACCTACACTATGAGGTACGCTATTTAGGACTGTCAATTGATCCTGAAGACGTTGTTGACAAGAACACTATACGCTTACACCGAAGCGGTAATATATTTAAGGTACGATGAAGAGTAAAATAATGAAGCTGTCTGCGATTAAGCAGAATCCAAACAATCCAAGAAGCATAAACAAGGACAAGTTTAACAAGTTGGTAAAGTCAATCGAGGAGTTTCCACGTATGCTTGAACTTAGACCTATTGTACTAAACAAGGACAACATCGTTCTGGGTGGTAATATGCGACTCAAGGCGTGTAAACAGATAGGACTAACCGAAGTGCCTGTTGTGTACGCTGATGACTTGACAGAAGAAGAGCAACGTCAGTTTATTATTAAAGACAACGTAGGCTTTGGAGATTGGGATTGGGAACTGCTTGCAAACGAGTGGGATGAAACAGAACTTGAGAGTTGGGCATTAGATGTGCCAAATTATCTTGAAATGCCGTCAGATGATGAACTGATAGGTGAAGAAAAAAACAAGCCTGCAACAATGAAGATTACATTTGAAAGTCCAGAACAATTACAAAAGGCAGAAGTTGATATACAAGAATTACTTGACCGCAAATATAAAGGAGCATATTTTTCAGTAAGTGCAGGAGAATTATGAGGCTTGAAATTGCATCACATAAAGCAACTAAATATGCTTGCTTAAAATTTCATTATGCTAAGTCAGTACCTGTTAACACCTTTGGATATTCTGTGTTTAACGATAACAATGAATGGTGTGGAGTCGTTTTGTTTGGATTAGGTGCAAGCCCATACGTAAGCAAATCAATAGGAATGAACCAAGGGCAATGTGCTGAATTGGTTAGAATGGCACTAAACGGCAAACAAAAAAACGTAAGTTCAGTATTGTCTGTTGCTATAAAACTATTCAAAAAACAAAATCCTCTTGTACAAATGTTGTTTTCTTATGCTGACATTGATCAAAATCATAAAGGCACAATATACCAAGCAACAAATTGGTATTTTATTGGAAACGTTAATGAAAATGTAAAATCAGGATATATTGTTAAAGGCAAAAAAATACACGCAAGAGTGCCAAACAGCAAAGGAATAAAAAATAATCTTACAGAGGTTAAAAAATATCTTGATCCAAATGCTACTGAATACATATCAAAAGGAAAAAGAAAATACTTATATCCGCTTAATAAATCTTTAGTACCTTTATGTAAATCTATGGCAAAGCCATACCCAAAAAATGCGTCAGAAGTGTAATGGTTGCACGTTTCACATCCAGTGAAAAGGAGGAGTTCGATTCTACCCTGCCGCTCAACAGCAATATGACAAAAAGTGACATCAACAAAAAGGCAATGGTCGAGGCAATGGAGAAGTCTCTTGGCATTGTAACAAGTGCTTGCAAGGCTGTCGGCATTAGCAGAGAAACACACTACCGATGGATGCGAGAGGACAAGGATTATAAGTCAGCCATTAAGGACGTGGAGGATATCGCATTAGACTTTGCAGAGTCGAGCCTACACAAACAGATTAAGGACGGTAATACAACGGCAACCATCTTCTACCTAAAGACCAAAGGCAAGAAGCGAGGGTATGTTGAACGCCAAGAGATAGAGAACACTGGAGAGCCTCAGATTGTGATACAACCAATGTCACAGATAGCTATGGACGTACTGCATAACATTTGAGAACAACATCAGCATTTGGGCAAGTAGGCGAAGCAATACAAGACGATGGACGTATTGTTATCGTGCAAGGTGGAACGTCAGCAGGTAAGACGTACGGAGTCCTGCAATACCTAATATTAGCAGCACACAAGAACAGTCTGGAGGGATTGATAAGCATTGTATCGGAGTCATTGCCGCATCTAAGGCGTGGTGCGATGCGTGACTTCTTTGCTATTCTAACGGCTAACGATATGTATCGTGAACGGCAACACAACAAGTCGAGCCATACCTACAACATCAAGAAGGCAACCTTTGAGTTCTTTAGTGCTGATCAAGGCGATAAGCTGCGAGGTGCAAGGCGTGACTATCTATTTGTCAACGAGGCAAACAACATAGGCTACGAGGCGTGGAGTGAGTTGTTTATTAGGACTCGTAAGTGGTCAATCATTGACTTTAATCCTGTTGCAGAGTTTTGGGCACACACCGAGATACTTGGACATCCTGAGCAAGACTTTAGAGATAAGGTGCGATTCGTCAAACTAAACTACACACACAACGAAGCACTTGACCAAGTAACGATTGACAACATAGAAAGCAGGAAGCACGATCCTGATTGGTGGCAAGTGTACGGACTTGGTGAGGTAGGTACGCCAACAGGCGTTATATTCCCACCTTCTGTTTGGTCAGTTGGTGACTTGCCTGAGAATGCAAGATACATCTGCTCAGGTATGGACTTTGGAGAATCAAATCCAACAACACTTATCGACCTATGGCAACACGATGGCATAGACTACTATGACGAGATACACTACGAGGCAGGGTTTGGATTTGACAAGTTAATGTCTGTTATACGAGCAGGGGATGTAAGGCGAATGGTTGTGGCTGATCCATCGCACGAGACTGTCATTCGTCAATTAGGACAGCACGGAGTTCAGATAATGGGAGTTAAGAAGTTTAGAGGTTCAGTCGATGGTGGACTTGCTATGATGAAGTCCAAGCCATTTGTGGTAACAAAGCGGTCAATCAATCTAATCAAGGAGTTACGCAACTATGTCTACGAGCGTACAAGGTCAGGCATACTACTTGACACGCCACGCAAGTACTTAGACCACGCTATTGATGCAAGCAGATACGCAAAGCTCCACAGCAGTAGAGCATTCAGTATTAAGTAGTCAATCGTCAATCGTACGACCTACCCAATAGAAGATGCCAAGTATCCAAATGGTGCAGATGACTATGATAAAGATGCTGTTCCAATCCATACATCTAAGGTAATAAAAAAAGCCTCCCATTTCTGAGAGGCTCAAACGAAACAAAATGTTTTAAGAATACATCAAGTGAATCGCATAGTATTGAGAAACTTCGTCAATCAATTCGTTGTATTTGACATTGTATTCTTTCAAAGAACTAAATGAAGCAATCCCATCTAAAAAGTTTTGCATTTCTTTTTCTGTTGGTTTGTGATCAAGATGTTTTTCAATAAGATACAATGATTGCCAAACGCTACGAATAATGTCTTTGTACTCTGATAATGTTCTTTCGTTTTTTAATGTTGTTAAATTTTTCATCGTTTTGTATTTAATAATTAAGTAATTGATAATGTAAATATAAGGCTTATGTTGACAATTGCAAACTTTTCTCAACATTTTTTATATTTTTTTTTGCTTATAAGTTGCAACTCATTGTTTACCAATTAGTTATAACGGAAATTTTTTTTTGAGGTAATAAAAAAAAGCCCCAACCAATTAAGGCTGAGGCTATGAACCAAACACAAGATATTCCTTCTTCAACTCTAAGATACAACTCTTAGACATTTATCCAAATACTATCCTTGTAAAGTGTTGACACGTCTACACTCTATGCGTTAGCAATGCATTAGCAATGCGTTAGCAATGCCAAAAGAATAGAAAAGAATAGAAAATAACAGAAGTTATTGGTGCAAAATGACTTTGGATTTTATTAGTTATATTTAGGGCAAACGCAAACAATGGCAATTAAGACACTATTCATTCCGTTAGATCAAGCGGAAAGCACAAGCGAAACACAAAACAACAAAGACAAGTACGATCGGTTTAAGGAAAAGACTAAGAAGTTTGACTCTCGTCAAGTTGATACATTTAACGAAGGCACAGGAGTTATAGGCAAGTTAAACGAGTTTCTGAATCCATATTCCAAGACTAACCTAAACGGAGGATACTCACTTGTATCTGTTACGCCTGTATTGGGAACTGAGACAGAAAAGGTAGACAAGGACGAGCCAATGATGCCTTTAGTCCACACGACAGGGTTTATGGTTATACTACATAAAGAGGGGTAATGGCTACGCACTTTAGAAGAGAGCGTATTGACTACGCAGTTAGCTTTGACGATCACGATGTTGTAGAGACACGTGAAACAGTCAGAGCAAGGACAAAGGTTACAGAGGTAACAACAACCAACGCCACACGAGACACAGCGATTAGCAACCTAATAGATAACGATGGATGGCTTGTAGGAGGTGTGATACCAATCATTGAAACACGCAGTCATAAGACAGACCGACAGGAAGTAATGATGGCTTACACCTACGTATCAGGTTGTGAGGTTATCCTATACAAAAACGGAGACGATTAATGAGTTTACTGAAACTAAAGACACGTATTGAGTCGGCACTATCTGCCAACGGCATAACGTCCTACGGTTACATTTGGGACGAGAGCGAGTTGAACAAACTTGCAAACCAAACAATGCCGTATTACGGTATGATCTTGCAGAACGCCAACATCACAGAAGTTGAGAACACATCAGAGCAGTACATTAGATACCAAGTGAACTTGCTACTTGCCGACAACCTACACCAAGCAGACCAAACAGTTACGGCAACTAACCGATGGGACTATTGGTGGTCAAAGATGAATGGCTTTGAGTCGTTAGTCTTTGCGTTGCTTGATAATGTGAGTGACTATCCTGAGACACAGGTGACAGGTGGGTTAGATATGACTCACATACCTTACAGCAGTCAGTTCAATCTGTGTGCTATGAACGTTACCTTTTTTGTAGACATTGCAACGGATTTTTGTGTTCACCATTAACGCTGATAAAATAGCACAGGAGATTATTAGTGGCCTAAAGGCTACGATGTCGCTTAAAGACCGAAACGCAACAGGGCGTACATCTGCCTCGTTGTTTTCTGAGTTTGATGCAGGCAATATGGTTTTACGCATTATGGGTGCAGAACAATGGCAGTACGTAGAGAAAGGTAGACAAGCAGGAAAGCAACCACCACTAAACAGGATAATGGAATGGTGCGTGGCAAGAGGCATACCAAAAGAAGCTGCATTTCCTATCGCACGTAAGATAGGACAATTCGGTGCGCCAAAGGACAAGAATAAATTAAACGTTATCGCAGACACAATGAAGGCAGTAGAGCCTGACATACTGCGTGAATTAGATAAACAAGCAGAGGCGTCATTTGAGGCCACAATAGGAAAGCAATGGCAATCACTATAACATCACAACCAACAGCCAACACGTTTTGGAGTTCAGAGTATCCGTGCGTGATCAAGGCAACAAGCAACAACGCAAGTATTAAGTACTTAAAGTTTCAGTTACAAGAT